ATAATTCTTCATATGTGTTTGCTATACTATCGTTAGGAATTACAGTCAAATTCCAAAAAATTACGATAGGAGTGAGCATTATGAACGATAGCAACAGTAGCTATTGGAACAAACTAAAATCGGATTTCATGGAATACGTTAAGCGTGAAATCCTGAAACCACAGGGAGAATACAAACGCTATACCAGATCTGTGGATTTACTCATAGAGTACGCTGAGGCAAATGGCTATAACGAGTATTCACCGGAAGTTGGCATGGCATTTTATGAATCAGAAAAGGCTCATGGCTATAAAGGGTATTCAACGCTTGGGTATCGTCGAGCTGCAATCCGGCATCTTAACGAATTCCTCTATGGTAATAGTTTCTGGCAACGTAAACCTCGTAACGTCTTTCGTTACCAAACGAGCAAGGTTCCGTTGCAATGCCCCAAACAGTTTTCTGAGGTTCTCGAGCGGTTCCTGCAGACAATACACAAAGAAGGACTGAAGGACATTACCGTCAATCAATACCGTGTTGCTTGTACCAAGATGTTGCTGGATTTTGAAGAACAAGGCGTCGCCGGTTGGGAGGACATCGATGCCAAAAATCTGACGTCGGCTTATATGCGTTCCACAAACAAGTACCATTTCGTTTCGTATTCGAGACGATTGTTTCAGTATTTGCTTGATGCTGGTGTTGTAACAACAAACTACACCGGCATCTTGCCGTCAATGTCAAAGCACAAAGCAATACCTTCGGTTTACAGCGAATCGGAAATCAACCAGCTGCTGGAAAGCGTAGAAACTTTTACGCCGCAAGGCAAGCGTGATTACGCAATTCTTTTAATTGCGGTCCGATTGGGGTTAAGACAGTCAGACATACGGCTTTTGCGCTTTGAAAATGTTGACTTTGAAAATGCCAGCGTAAGCCTTATCCAGTTTAAAACCTTGGTTCCTTTGGAATTATCCCTGCCTGATGAAGTTGCAAAGGCTCTACACGATTATATCGATAACGGTCGTGAAGAGTCTGATGAGCCGTATATTTTTCTCAACGGATACGGGGGAGCATTGACACAACATGCCGTTTCGCACATAACCTCAAGGCATTTCAAAAAAGCAAAAATTAATGTCGGTGACCGTCGCCACAGCACTCATGCGCTTAGAATGACTTTTGCAAGTCAGTTGATTGCGGAAAATGTGCCCTACGAAGTGGTAAGAGTCCTTCTTGGTCACGTCAACCGGGATTCTACCCGCCACTATGTAGAGTTTTCAATTGAGGGGCTGAGATCCTGTGCGCTTGAAGTTCCTGCACCCAGTGGTTTGTTTGCACAATATATGGCGGAGGAGGCATGAAAAATGGCAGTCATTTTTAAGAGCATCCTTTCTCAGGAAATGAATGATTATCTGGAGTTGCTTTGTTCCGCCAAGAGAGACACAGAAAGCTATGTATCCACTTTTAGAAGCCTCGATGAGTATTTGGTCAAAGCAAAAATTACCAAAAAAGCACTCCCTGAAAAGCTTCTGATGGATTGGCTCAGTACTCTTTCAATAGCGGAAACAACCAGAAATTACGAAATCGGCAGAATACGAAAATTTGCTCGTTATCTGACAGCTCTGGGCATCCCAGCGTGTGAACCTGATTTTTTCCGTGCTTCATCTACATACAAAGCTTACACATTTACCGATAAGGAATTCAGCAGAATCATTGCCGTGGCAGATAATTGTAAAGTAAGCTATACAAAGGCCGAAAGTGCCTTTGTTTTTCCGGTTCTGTTGCGTGTGCTCTACGGCTGTGGTCTGAGAGTAGGTGAAGCCCTTGCGCTTCAATGGAAAGACGTTGACCTTGACAACGGAGTCATTACAATTAAGCAAGCGAAAAACAACAAGCAGCGACGTGTACCGGTTAGCGATTCGATGAAAAATCTTCTTGCCCAGTACCGCAAACGGAGGTTTACCGATTGTGATGACGCTGTGTATTTGTTTGTCAATAGCGAGAAAACCGGGAAACCCTATGATGTACAAACATTCGGATATTGGTTTTCTAAAGTCCTTGAAAAAGCAGGTGTTGATAACCAGCGCAAAGAGCCTTTTGAGCGTTGTATTTCAACGCATACCCTGCGGCATTATTTCACCTTTAAATCATTCCAGAAAGCCGTATCCGAAGGACGTACTCTTGAAGAAACAGCTCCTTATCTGTCTGCCTATCTGGGGCACGAAACATTTTTCGGAACGGAGAAATATTTAACCACAGACTATACAATGTATACCGATTCGCAGGAGAAGGTATCCAATGCAATCCAGTCCGTATTTCCGGAGGTGTCTTTTGAATGAGCAGAAAAACAAACGAAGTCACCTCGTTGTTGGAAGAGTTTTTTACCGATTACCTTCCACATGTAAGGGGATTAAGCGAAAATTCCATTACTTCATACCAATATGCCTTTCGGCTTCTCTTTCATTATTTATGGAACGTGAAAGGATTGCCGCCCGAGAAGGTAACTTTTGAATCGTTATCCGGCGATACCATTGAAGATTTTCTGCTACACCTCGAGGAAGACCGTGGATGTTCTGTAAAAACGAGGAACCTGAGACGTGCTTCGATTGTTACGTTTGCCAAGTTTGCTGCGAAAAGGTCGTTTACGGCATCCATGTCTTTTCACTCCGGCATTTCACGGGTTCCCAAAAAGAAGGAACCCAAAAAGCTTGGCTTCAAGCACTTTTCAAAGGAAGAAATCACGATTCTTCTAAATTCGCCGGATATATCCAGGTTGATTGGGCAGCGCGATTTAACCCTTATGAGCTTGCTGTATGCTTCAGGTGCGCGTGCACAGGAGCTTTGCGATATCACCCTGGCAGACATTACATTGGGGACTCCTACGAAAATCCGATTGACGGGTAAAGGAAGCAAAACCCGTGTTGTAACCATTCCTGACAGCTGCACTGCCATACTGAAAGAATACCTGAAGAGCAGAAATCTCGACCTTGCCTCAAGGGAAACAAAGGGGCGGCACTTATTCTCCAGCCAGACCCACGAACACATGTCAATTGCGTGTGTTGAGGGAATTGTCAAGAAATATGTCACAGAGGCGAAAGCACAGCATCCGAATCTTTTCAAAGAAGACAGCTATTCTCCTCATTCGTTTAGGCATTCTATTGCAGTCCATATGCTTGAAGCCGGTGACTCTCTTGTTGCAATTAAGGCCTTCCTGGGGCACTCTTCTCTTGCGACCACATGCATATACGCAACCGTGACCCCTGAACTGGCGAACAAATACCTGGACGAGCGTGGAAAAGCATTGCCGGATGTCTCCACACAGACCACTCCACAGCCGTTGCCACAGGCTTTACCGTTCTTGTATCGATAAACACATATGAAGAATTATCCGAGGAGTTCACTACGAATTCCCCGGATTTTTCTATGATTCTGGGGAGAAAGGAGGATAACTTTATTTATGGGATATGACAATTTATCCTACATCTAAGATAAATTGTCCGCCACGGACCGCACCTCCTCTCCTTAAATTCCGTAGGGAATCACATCGTCAATGGTCAGCACCTGCTTCGGCTTTGCGATTCCCATAAACTGCTTATGGCATTCCCAGAGATCCATAAGCAAACCAAACGGCATGAGCCACACCTCATCCTGCGAGAGATTCAGATGGGCCATGCCGTAATACAAAAGCCGGGTAAACAACTCCTCATCACTTACCCGGCCGCCGTGTTTTTTCCCTCCGGCTCACTTTCGATATTCCGTTTGGTCCCCCGGTACATGGCCTCCATGATGGCGTCCTTATAGTCCGTCAGTTCCATCGGGGAGGTGAGAAGTTCCACCTCCTCGGCGGTCAGCTCCGGCTTTTTGTCCTCCGGGTGTTTCAGGTTGTGGACGAGGATGGGCTGGTTGCACAGAAGGGTAATCAGCCACACGATCTCGTCCAGAGCCATCTCAAAATTTTCCGCTTTCATCAGCTTCTCGCCCAGGTTCTCCAGCCCGCCGTAGCGTCCGGCGATGGCCTTGGTCGCCCTGGTAGTCAGGAGCATTTCATATTCCTGCCCGCCGATATTGACAGCAGCTGTTCTTTCATCCATACTTCAAACCCTCCTTAACCTTCGCCGCCTGCGCCCGATGTCTGATCCGCATAGGACGGCTCATAGACCTCATCGTACCAGCCCGTGATAACCGTGGGAGACACACCGGAGTCATCCTCGGACACCTCCGCTTTCCAGGGGTGTTTGCCCTGGCCGTCCACCTTATTGCGGCGGGTCACGGTGCCCTCGATAGACGGGGTGGAAAACTCGATGCTCTCGCCTTTGGTGGTCAGGTTAGTGGCGGGGATACCGAAAATCACACGGTACAGCCAGAAATAGCGGTACTTGCCGTTTGCTTTCTTGGCCCGGAAGCCGATGGCAACCGGAGCGCCGCCGTCCTCCGATGCGGAGATCAGGACGCCGTTTTCATCAATCACCGCCCCGGTCAGGTCTTCCGCCACGCTTTTCCCAATATCGTCCACACCCAGCGTCAGCGTCCCGCTCTGGAACTCCTTCACGACCTCCGCCGCGCCATCGTCCGCGTACAGCGTAGCTTCCGCCAGTTCCACGGAAAGCTCGGCGGTCATGGCTTTTGCCAAAGCTACCGGGGCGGCATAGGTCTCATCGCCATTTACACCCTCGGTAATCTTCGAGTAGAAAAGTTTATCAAGGCCAATGGTAGCCATAGTTCATTCCTCCAATCCATACAGTTTCGCCACATCAATGGCATAGTGGTGGTAGCCGGTATCGTCCTCATGGCCGATGTACCGCCTGTCCGTAATCACAAAATCAGCGGCAAGGAGCGCATTTGAAAGCTGCCCCTTCCGCATCAGATAGTTCCCTTTGGAGAACAGGGAGAGCCGCGCCTCCTGGGCTTCATACCCCGGCAGGTTATCTGCGTGAAGTTCATAGGTATCCGCCAAAGGCGTGACCACCACATATTCCTCCGGCGGCTCCCCGGAGAACACGCCCGTCTCCACAGGCAGTCCGCAGCCGGTGACCGCAGCCTTGATTTCCGAAAGCAGGCTCAAATCTTCTCCACCTCCTCGTCCAGCTTCGCCTTCATGGCGTTGATACAGGCATTCCGGGAAGAGGAACGGGCTGGTTTTAAGAAGGGTTTTGCGGGCTGGCCGCTTTTGCCGTATTCCAGGATGGTGGCGATCTTGGCGTTGCTGTCGCCATCCGACCTCGGCTCGGAAAAACCCACCTTCACATTGAAGTCCCCGTTTTTATCCTGCAGGGCGGGAGATGTGCCAAGGGAGCGGAGAAGCTCACCGGTGCTTCGGGACTCATACTTCGTCCCGCTGCCGATAACCGACTGCAGGTTGGAGCGCACCTTGTCCTCCACAACCTCCGCACCCGCCTCCAGCACCTTCGGGAGAATCTCATCGGTTTTATCCGCCAGCCGGGATACCTTCATCAGGAAATCATCCGGCATCCTCCATGTCGCTTTAGCCATCGTCCTCACAACCTCCATATCGTTCGCTTCCGTGCAAGCACGAAAGCTCATTCATTCCGGTGTTCGTCCTCTCCCCAAAAAGCCATGCGGCTTTCCGGGGACCCCTAACGCACATCCTGT